TTGAAGACGATAGTATTGATTTGATACTTACATCCCCACCATATGATAATATGAGACAATACGGGGGTAATAAAACATATCACCAACGATTAAATGATACAGGATTTTCATTTGAGTTTGAAAAAATAGCATCAGAATTAAAAAGAGTTTTAAAACCAGGTGGAGTAATAATGTGGAATATCCAAGATCAAATTATTAAAGGCTCAAAGACCGGTAATTCTATGAGACAAGCACTATACTTTATGGAACTTGGATTGAACCTACACGACCATTTAATTTGGGAAAAGACAGGAACACCATTTCCTTCAATATATAGATACAGAAATGTTTGGGAAAATATGTTTATATTCAGTAAGGGAAAACCAACTACATTCAATCCAATAATGATTAAGAATAAAACAGGTGGTCGTATATGGGATAATAGAAGACAACGAAACCAAGAAGGAATATTGCAAGAAACCGATAAAATCATCAAGGTTAAAGAATTTGGGATTGATAAGAATGTGTGGTTAATTCCAAATGGTTATTCCAATGCAAAACAATTTAGAGGTATGGAATCACATCCAGCAATATTCCCTGATGAATTAGTAAGAAGACATATTTTATCTTGGACTAATGAAAGTGATATTGTATATGACCCATTTCTTGGTTCGGCAACAACTACAAGAATTGCCAAAGAGTTAAATAGAAATTGGATTGGAAGTGAAATGCATAAACCATACTTTGATGTATGTGAAAAAATAATGAACTATGAGTTTATCAGCGAAACATAAATCATTCTGTGATGAGTATTTGGCAAATGGTTTTAACGCCACCCAAGCATACAAATCTGTCTATGGGGTTAGTGATAAAGTGGCGGGATCAAGTGCTCCACGACTGCTAGAAAATGCGAGAGTTAAGGATTACCTCCAACAAGAGATGAATAAGACATCAGAGAAGTTAGAAATCACCCGTGAGTTCTTAATAAAAGAATACTTGCAACTAATCAATTCAGCAAAAAGTGATGAACACTTTATTGATAGGGGGAATTGGAATAAGTCATTAGCTCAACTGGCAAAGTTATTGGGATTAGATGCCCCAATCAAACAACAAACAGAAATAACAATTACAGAACAACCCTTATTTTTAGATGACGGAACAGAAGAATAAATTTGTTTATACTACTGCGTTAAGAAAGATTAGACAAATGAAGTCCCGAGTTAAAGTTATACAGGGGGGAACATCAGCATCTAAAACCTTTTCAATTCTGGCAATCCTAATTGATAGAGCAATCAAAACACCAAACCTTGAAATATCTGTTGTAGCAGAATCCATACCTCATCTTCGTAGGGGAGCAAACAAGGACTTCTTAAAGATTATGAAGGAGACAGGTAGGTATATCCCCACTCACTATAATAAAACCCTTCTACGATATGAATTTTCAAATGGTTCATATATGGAATTCTTTAGTGTAGATGATGAAACAAAATTAAGGGGAGCAAGAAGAAACATCTTATACCTGAATGAAGCCAACAACATTAACTATGATGCTTACATGCAGTTGGAAATAAGAACAGATGGTGAAATCTATTTGGACTTTAACCCCACATCAAACTTTTGGGCACATACAGAGGTTCTAACGAAAGATAATTCCCAACACCTTATCCTTACCTACAAAGACAACGAAGCTCTATCAGAAGAGATTATTAACTCATTAGAATTAAATAGACAAAGAGCTGAAACCTCAACATATTGGGAGAACTGGTGTAGAGTATATCTTGATGGGGAAGTGGGACAGATTGAAGGAACAATCTTTAGTGATTATTTAGTTATAGATAGAATCCCTGATGATGCAAGAATATTATGTTATGGATTGGATTTTGGGTTTAGTGAGGATCCGGTGGCATTAGTTGCAATATACAAGTATGATAACAATCTAATTATAGATGAGGTGATATATCGTAAGGGGGTATTGAATTCAGAGTTATCAAGTTTAATGAAACAGAATAAAGTAGAGGGTGAAATATTTGCTGATAGTGCTGAACCCAAATCTATTGCTGAATTAAAAAGATATGGACACCAAGTTAAACCCGTAGAGAAGGGAAGAGATAGTGTTAAGTTTGGAATACAACTAATTCAAGAATATAAATTACTGGTAACCAAACAATCAAACAACATATTGGAAGAACTATCAAAATATATGTGGAAGAGAAATAGAGATGGGGGATATGACCCTGAACCAATTGATATGTATAATCACGCAATGGATGCAATGAGGTATGGTATAATGATGAAACTTGGTAAGAGAAAAGAGAGTTCAGGTATGATGCCATTCAAGATTATGAACGCATAAAAACATTTGTTAAAGTTGTATATTTATTTTAGAAATGGAACGGATAGAATTAACAATACAAGAATTTAGAATGGCAACACGTCCCAATATATATTGCAATAAAAAAAAATACAATAGAAAGAATAAACACAAAAATATAAAAAATGATTGAAGTAAAGATTGAAACAGATGATGATGTAAAGGTATATGAGTTCCCCGAGAATTGGGATGAAATAACCGTTGAAAAGTTTTGTAATGTATATAGACAAAACTATGATAATATTACGGAGTTTGAGGGCTCCATATATTTATTATCAGCACTATCAGGAATAGAAAAAGAAATAATTGAAATGATGGACATTAATGATTTTAGAAACTTATTGGATAAGTTAAAATTCATTAAAGAAGATGTTGTTAAAACTGAAGTAGAATCAATTATGATAGGGGAAGATGAATACTTCCTTCAAGTTGATTTTAATAAATTCACCACAGGTGAGATAATCACCATAGAGATGATTTTAAAAAAGGCTGATAATAATATATATCAGGTAATGAGTGAGTTGTTGTGTGTGTTCTTAAGAAAGAAGAATGGGGATAAGTTTGAGAAATTTAAAACCAAGATGTTGGAACGAAAAGAGTTATTTGATAACATACCAATTAGTAAGATTTACCACATCTTCAATTTTTTTTTAGCTGGCAGCGATTCATTCGCCAACAATATGAAGGATTATACAGAAAAACTTTACCAATAACTGACGAAAGGTTTTCAAAGAAATTGGGGGAAAAGAAGAAATTAGATGATAGATATGAATGGTTGGATTTTGTGTATAACCTAATGGAAAGATTAAAAGAAACTGAAGAACAGATATATAAAAAGAATTACATATCTTGTTTAAATTGGTTAAGTTATTTTAAGAATATAAACGATATGAAAAACAAAAATAGTTTGTAATGAGCATAACAAGCATAATAAGTTTAAATCAATTAATAAGTTGGTTTGAGGACTTTCAAGAAAACCACTACTTCTTAAAGGACTTTGGGTTTGGGGAGCCATATGATATTGGGACATCAAGACAAATGAATTTCCCTTATATGTGGGTTACGATGAATGAGGATAGTAATATCCAAACGGCATCAAATAACAAATCAGCAATCCCCGATATATCATTTTCCATTATGTTTATGGATAAGATTAACAACCAACCAAATTACTTGGATACAAATGGTTTTCAATCTGATAATTCACAAGAGATATTAAGTGATACCTTACAATGTGTTCAAGATTTAATTGTTCATATCCAACAGAACTGGCAACAATATGGGGTATTGATATCCCAAGATGTATCATTCTATCCTGCTGTTGATGAAACAACCGATAAGGCAACAGGAGTTGTTGCTAGATTTGTATTAAGAACAAGACAAGTCAATTGTGTTATACCTGAAAATCCTGCAACAATTGTTATTCAACCAACACAAGCAACCTATTCAACATTACTTACTTGTGAAAGTTTGGATACTTGTTCCACATTCCAAGATTATGCTTACACAGGTGGAACATATAATAGTGGAACTACAGAACTTACATTGGTTACATTAAATGGAAATGAATTAGTTGTTAGTGGAATTACAGCAGGTGGTGGTGGAGGATCAGGAACATCTGGTACTTCAGGGGTTAATGGAACTAACGGATCAAGTGGAACTAATGGAACTAATGGAACATCAGGAACAAGTGGAACATCAGGTATAAATGGAACTAACGGATCAAGTGGAACTAACGGAACTAATGGAACTTCAGGAGCTAATGGTTCTTCAGGAACATCGGGAGCCAATGGGACTAATGGATCAAGTGGGGTATCAGGCACTAATGGAACT